TAACTATTCAAAGCTGCGCTGAGAATGTTAGGGCTGCGCCCATACCGTTAAACATTTTTATAGGAGTTATCTATGGCGGTTTTACGCTCAGATATAATAATTCCTGAAATTTTTACGCCATATGTTATCGAACAGACAACACTTCGCGATGCTTTCTTGGCAAGCGGTGTGGTTCAGCCTATGGCGGAGCTTAATGCTACAGAGGGGGGAGATTTCGTTAAAATCCCATTTTACTCTGCAAACCTTTCAGGAGATTTTGAAGTACTTTCCGATTCTTCATCATTAACACCAAGTAAGATTACAACCGATCAACAGATTGGGGTTGTGCTTCATCGCGGTAGAGCATATGAAGCGCGTGACTTGGCTGCACTTGCGGCGGGTTCTGATCCTATGGCTGCGATTGGTCAAAAAATTGGTGCATATATAGCGCATCAAAGACAAAAAGATTTATTTTCATGTCTTTCAGGTGTATTTGGTTCAATCAATGCAAACTCAAGTAGTTCTGCTTTCTTTGATCTATGTATTGATTCTGAAAGTGGTGACACACCAACACCATTATCTCCACGCCATATTGCAAGAGCAAGAGCAATTCTCGGAGATCAAGGCGATAAGCTATCAGCTATTGCGATGCACAGTAAAGTCTATTATGACTTGATTGAAAGAAATGCTATTGATCGTATTTACGACAACAATGGTGATGCTGACGCTTCAGCAACTTCTGGTACAACTGCAAATGCTTTCGGTAGCCCAACAGTTCCTACATTTATGGGGCTAAGAGTTATCGTTTCTGATGACGTGCCAACCACAGGTTCAGGCGCATCAACTGAATATTCAACATTCGCTTTTACAGCGGGTTCTGTTGCATCAGGTGAGCAAGCTGGACTAACCACAGAAACAGACCGCGACATTCTCGCAAAATCTGATGCTATGTCAATCGATTTGCATTACACATATCATCCTGTAGGAAGTAAATGGGCTGTTACAACTACAAACCCAACAAGAGCGCAGCTTGAAACTGTAGGCAACTGGTCGAAGGTCTACGAAACAAAGAACATTGGTATTACAAGAATCACCAACGTATCTAATCAAGACTAGAGGTAATTAATTATGCCATCACAATTTGAAGCGGTTGCGGGTTCTGCACTTGGTTATTCTGATGACGACACAGGTTCAGTTACGCAAGCTACAAACAAGGGAACAGGAGTTACCCTTAATAAACCATCAGGTGTGATTACAATGAACGATGCGGCTCTTGGGGCTGCGGGAGAAGTTTCTTTTACTGTTACAAACTCAACTTGTACAGCAAGCGATAACATCATTGTTAATCATGCAAGCGGTGGCACAGCGGGGTCATACCTTGCGCAAGCAAATACAATCGCTGCGGGTTCTTTTGCAATCACAGTTACAAATGTTTCTGGCGGTTCATTAAGTGAAGCTATTGTCCTTAATTACAAAATAATTAAGGGTTAAATGGGATTATTTGCTTTCAAGCGGATAAAGGAAAAAGAAGCTGCCGTTGTGGTGGCTTCTATTTCTACTAAAACAAAAAAACGTAAATCCAAATTTAAGGTCGAAAATGGCGGTAACAATAGTAGCAACAGCAGGCAGCGCGTCAGCCAATAGTTATCTGACTTTGGCGGATGCAAATACTATTATTGAAGGTTTAATTGCTGATGATGATGTCGCAGCTTGGGACGGGTCTTCAAATGATAATAAAAACCGCGCATTATTTACTGCAACTATCAGAATTGATCGGGAAAGATTTCTTGGCGCAAGGGCAACAGATACGCAGGCTTTACAATGGCCGCGAACAGGAGTCAGAAAACCAGATACATATATAAATACATATGCTGTCGGATTTCCTTTTCGTATAACAACAGATTATTTTACAGATACAGAAATACCAGATCAAGTAAAAAAAGCGCAGGCAATATTAGCTGTCTATTTGAATAATAATAGGGATGGATTAGGATTGAGTGGACTAGAAGATTTTCAAAATGTTCAGGTCGGATCTGTAAATGTTACGCCTAATTTTTATGGATCGGTTGGCGCTGATCGCGTTCCGCCATTATTTGAACGCTATTTCACAGGCTTGCGTATAAGTGGGCCAAACAACATTGCAATCAAAAGGAGTTAACAATGTACAATGCAGATCCAGATTACACACTTGGCGCTGAATTAATCACAGATACAGCCGCACACACAGGCAGGTTTAAAAGTATTTTTTTTAAAGAAGATACACAAGTCAACACGGCTTCGCATAATTATTCAGGAAATTCTATTGATTCTGAAACTTTTCTTGCGGGTCAAACCATTTACGGATTATTTACAAGTATCACTTTATCAAGTGGCGCTTGCATAGCTTATAAAATCTGATGAGTTTATCTTCAGTATTAAAAAAAGTTTTGGCAAATAAAAAGTTAGCGGCTGATGTCACTTTCAGAAGTGTTTCGGCTGGTTCTTATAATGCCACCACAGGTCTTGTTGCTGAAACAAATACTGATACATCAATCAAGGGTGTTTTAGAAGATATAAACAATCGTGAAGTTAATGAACTTATTGAAGCAACTGACAAAAAAATTCAAATTGCTGCGGCAAGTTTATCTTCTTCACCAACAACTAAAGATAAAGTGATTGTCGGTTCTGTAACTTATTCAATAATCAGAGTTGAAACAAATCAATTTGCTAATGAAAAACTTTCTTTTGTTTGTTATTTAAGAGTATGAGAAAAATAAGAATTGACCAGATTGGTGATTATTTTGAAGAACAAATTAATACCTTGCTGTCGGTTGTTGTTTTAACTGCTGATCGAATAGTCAAGGAAGGCTCACCAGTAGACACAGGAAGGCTTGCCGTTTCTTGGCAGATAGGAGAAAACGCAGAAAGCGGTTCGCCTGCCCCTGAAGGCAATTATGGTTCGTCTGGTTTAGGTTCTGTGGTCAGACCTCCAAAGCCTTTGAATTATCAATTAGGAAAAGAAAATTTCAGAAAAAAATATCATATACACAACAATGTTCCATATGCTGAACCTGTCATGCTTGGAACAAGTTTGCCACCGTCTTGGGGCGGTACATACAGAACTAACAAAGGATTATCTGCAGGGCATTTAGATTTGCTTGCAAAAGAAGTCAATAATGAAGTTCAAGATCTTTACAAACAAATAAGGGGTAAATAATGGCTGCAACAGATTTAAATACAGTGAGAGCCGCTATTGAAGGCAGAATTGCTACAGAATTAGCTAATAGCCCCGCAATTAGTCTTGTGTTTCATAATATGGCCTTTGATGCAGGAAGTCAGGATTCTTTTGTTCAATGCCTCACAAGTTTTGGTGAAAGTAATTATTTAACACTAGGAAATGCAAGCGGACAGAATCGTGTAAATGGAATTGTTATTTTAAATATATTTACGCCGCAGGGTGTGGGTTCTGGAAATAATTACACTATAGGCAAAAGATTACGGGACTTATATAATAGAATTACAGTTTCAAATGTTATTTTTGATTCACCAATTGGCCCTGAAGTTGTATCGACAAGTGTTCAAGGGAAATTTCAAACACAATTGCGAATGACTTTTGAAATATTTGAGGAACTTTAATTATGGCAAAACTAGAAATTACAGAAGAAATGCTTGACGCAATTGAAGCTGTTAAGGGAAGAAGGGAAGCAAACTATTGGGATCCTGAATGTCGCAAATATTATGAGAGTCAACAAAACTCAAAAAAAGATGT